TGCAGCTCCTAAACCAGATGCTCCAAATCCACCAAGTGCTCTTACGTAGTTTCTATACATATTAGATGGTAAGTAGATAGTCATATCTTCTGAACCATATGCAGCAGAAGGAATTGCATCAGCAATTTTACCAAGCTCTTCTATAATATTTGCTGCGCTAGAAGCAGTACCTGTTACATCTACCACGTCAGTGTCTGCACCTAGTGTAGTTAAGAATCCATCAAACTCTCCGTCTGTTGCATTTGTTCCTGTCCAGATATTGTTTTCGATTTTTTGAGCAACTTTAGCTGATACATGTCCGATTAAGAAATCAGAGAATGAAGGAGGTAAAGTTTCGTTGATTGCTGAATATCCCATTTGAACTGCTTCCCAATCTTGAACGTAGTCTTTTTTACAAAGCTCTAGGTTCACTTGGAATTCTTCTGGTTGTAATATTCTTTCTGTTAATGTTAAAACATCTGCTTGACCTGAAAAGTCACATGCACCATTTTTAACAAGACCAGTAGAAGCAACTTTTTTCATTACTTCTTTGTATTTTACATTTGGCTTAACTGTTATTAAGTTATTAGCTAATGTGTTTCCACTTAAAAGAGCTGCAGAAACATATTTTCCTGCAAATTCTCCTGCATAAGTAGAAGTTATTGGTGTTACTGTACTATTTGCCATTTTTATTTATTTTAATTAAAATTTGATATTGTTTGCATTACCCTGTCTAAAGTATTCATAGGTCTAGAATTTGAAGGAATGTTTAATTGTGTTTTCTCTTCGCTTTCTGGATTGTGTTTTACTTTTTCTACTTCAGATAAGATTTCTTTTACAGGCTCTTCAGATAATTCTTCTTTAACCTCTTCAGAAGCCATTTCTTCGTCTTTTTTACCATAACCTAATTCTTCAATCATAGTTACAATATCTTCGACTGCTTTTTTAACTTCTGCTAATTCTTCTTTTGTAGCGTAATCTGCTGCAGCTTCAACTTCTTCCACTTCAGCTTCGCCTATAGAAGCAATTATACCTTCTTCTTCGATAGTTAATTTTAAACCATCTTCAAGAGTGTATTCTCCAACTGGTAGTGCAACTTTTTCGTCTTCTGTAACAATAAAGATTTCGTTACCAGTTTCAAAAGCTTCTGCTTCTACTGTTGTACCATTTTCAAGCTGCATAGTTGCAAGCTCTACTTTTGTTTCCTCTACTTGATCTGTAGCTAAAGTTTCTTCTTTAGTTTCTTCAAGATTTACATCTTGCTCCTCTAAACTTACTTCTGTAGCGTTCATACCTAGTAGGTCTTTTACTTGTTTTAACATTTCTGTCGCTTTCATAATATTACAATTAAATTAATTTGTGTTTGTTATATTTTTAAAAATACCTTTGAGTTCTTTGAATAAAATATTCTATGTCCCAAATATTTGCCGAACCACCGTGTGATTGTATTTTTAATGTTGCTCCGTTATCAATAAAACTTTGGTCAATATAATATTGAATTAACTTGTGTTCTTGTTGTGTTTCATTGTTACCTTTGTAAAAAGGAATTACCATATCTAAATTTTGGACATTTCCACCGCCATTTTGAATACTTAAGTCTAAATGAGTGTTTTGTGTATTAGATGAAGATGCTTTAAATTCTACAGTAATAATAAATACATCATTTAAATTATCTCCAAGAAGTTTAGTAGTTGAATTGTCGTAAAAAGAAACAAAATCAGCACTCTTTGTAGTTATTGCTGCATTATTAGGTAAAGTTACTTGGGTTTCGCTTGATAAAGCTAATTTGTTATTTGAATCATAAACATCATCTTGATACCTTGCCCATCCAGTTTGACTATAATGAGAAATTGTTTCAGTTTTTACCTTTTTAGTTTCATTACTGTTAATTATTGGTAAAACATCTGTTGATGTTATTGTTGTTGCTTCAGTTAATGCTGATATTTTTTTATTTGCCATTATAATTCTATTTTACTGTTATTTTCTTGTAATATATAGTCTCCGTTTTCTTGCAACAAGAATCCTATTGGTCCTGTAAGGTTTCCAATTCCTTGTCTCATGTAATCTTGGTCATCACAACACTCTATTGAATATGTATCTTTATCTCTACATAAACATGCTCTTTTATTTGAACTAGGTACGTTATATCTTCTTCTCATTATTTTAGTTGATCTAAACTTTTTAATTTACTCTCTGCCCACGACTTTGCAGACTTACCTCCCCATAATAAATAAGAAATATATCCACATGCTTCTGTGTCTCCTGTTTTATAGTACTCTTCTGCTCTAGATAAGTAACTATACATTCTTTTTATTGTTTGTACTGATAGTTTTTCTTTTCTTGCTAGTTGTTGAGCTCTTACTTTACCAACTTGTGTTGCACATCTATTGTTTACTTTTTTATTTAACTCAATACCTCTTTTTGCATTATTAGCTACAGAATCTGGATAATCATTATAAGTTTCTAGCTCAATATTTTTTTCTTGTTTTATTATTGCTCTAACTTCACTTAATAATTCTTTTGCTTCATCTTCCTCTATTTTTTTAAGCTCTTCATCTTTACAAATACACTTACCTAACTTTGCATCACATTCACATTCTGAAAGTTTATTAGGTTCGTTAGGTCTTTCTAATTTATCAGCAAAATAGCCCTCTATTGAGAAGCCTTTTACTTTTCCTGTCTTAATATAGTTTTCCCATACGTCATCATTGTCTACTTTCATAGAAACCATCCAAGTTCCTACAGGTACATCCATGTCATATAATCTAGTCTTGTCTTCTTCTCCTTCTACTATCCAGCTCTCTACAACTGTTAATCCGTTTAATGGTGATTCGTGTTCTAATGTTGATCTATGTTGCTTTGCTCTTTGTAAGAATAATTCACTTGCTTTTCTTACAGTGTTTCTTGAGAAGTATATGTAATATTCTTTTTCACCACTCTTTCTATAGATTGGTTTGTTAGGTATTAATGCTGGTCCTAGTAAAAGTCTTTTTTCTTTATCTAGTTCAGCTAATTTAAACTCTTGGTTCTTTAAAAAAACAAAGTCTTCTTGAATTGCTGGGTTTTCTACTATACTTATTGCGTCAATTCCTGAAACATTGTCCTCTTCGTCTATAAATAATTCTATGATGTCCATATTATTACAATATTATTTTTATTATTTTGTTTTAGTTTCTAAAAACCGCCTTGAACATTTGCTCTAGCTTGTTTTGCTCTTCCTAATGTTGCTTGATTAGTAGTTTTTCTATCTAGTGCTTGTTGAGTACTTACATCTGTGCTAACTACATATGCTCTTACTGGTTTTTGTTGTGCTGTTGCTATTGTTTGAGCTAGTTGACTTGTTTCTGTTGCTCCTACAACATTAAATGCTGGAGGTGCTGATGCAGCTGGTGTTGGTATACTAGCTCCTGTTGATCCTTTAGCAAAACTTGGTGCTGATGGTTCTTTAGTTGCTGTTATGTTTCTTATGTTTGCAAAACCTGCTGCAATAACTGATGCTGCACCAATAAACCCAAATACTCCACCTTGTGCTAATGCTTTATTTGCACCAGCATAAGTATCTATTATAGCTTGTGTTATAGCTATAGCTTTTCCAAACTTACTGTTTTCTCCAACTAAACTAGCTAAACTACCTAATGCTCCAGTAATTGCGGCTACTTTAGCATCTGCTATTTCTTTATCTCTTTTTTCTTCTTGAATTTTTGATTCATTAGCAAATTTATTGTATTCATTTTCTGCATCAATTCTTTGTTGTGTATTTTCTTTAAAGCTTTTACGTTTTAAATCTAAAGTCTTTAAGGTTTCTTCTCTTTCTGCTTCTTCTATTTCTTTTAACTTTTGAAGCCTATTAACTTCGTTGTCTATTAACTCTGCTCTTCCTGTTTCTAAAATACTTTGTGCTTCTTGTTCTCCTTGTATTTTACTTGTAGTTAATTCTATTAATTCTGTTTCTAATGCTGCTTGGTTTGTTAATTGCTCACTTGTTAATCCTGTTACTCTTGCTTTTACTGCTGCTAATTCGTTTTCAGCATCTATTAAGGCAACTTTTAAGTCTACATTATCTTCATCTAACGCTAATTCTGCTTCAGCTGCTGCAACTGCTATTTTAGCATTTTCTTCCATTAAAGTTTGTTGCTCTTTTAATAGTTCACCTAGTTTTTCGTTAGCTACAATTCTTTCTTCTACAGTTAATCTTGTATCATCTCTTAATTGTCTTTGTATTTCAGCTTGTCTATCATAATCCTCTATAATACCTTGATTCCTTGCTCTTGCTATTTTATTTAAGTTGTTTAGTTTAGTTATTTCTTTTGCTTGATCTATTGTTGCTTTAGTATAGTTTACCACTGCATCTCTTACTTTAGTAGCTGATTCAGCTAATTTTTTTTGAGTATCATCAACGCCAGTTATTACGTCAAAATATTCTTCTTGAGCATTTTTAGCAGACTCCATAGCACCTTTAAAATCACCTTGAAACACTTTAACTACTGCTTCGCCTAAAAACCATATTACCTCTATAGCAGATTTAAATCTCTCAATAATATTATCAAGTATTGCTTTTCCAAAACTTTTTAAACTTTCTACTGGATTTTCAAATATATCTTTAAAAAAACCTACTACTGTTCCTATATTAGACTCTATAAAAACAAATAAATCATTAAAAGCTAACTTTAAAGCTGTAGTAGCTGTAGCAAAAGTGTCTACAACTTTTTGATTTGAAAGAAAAGTTTCTGATAATATTTCTAATATTTTATTAAAAGCTTTTACTGCAAGATTAGCTTTAAAAATACTATTTAAACTAAACATTGATTTACCTGCAGCTTTAGCTCCTTCTTGTATACCTTTAAGACCTAAACCTACTGTTTGTAGATTTTTTTCAGCATCTTTAGCTTTTACGTTAATTTCAATATCTATTTCTTTAGCCATTATTTGTTCTTTTTAAATTGTTCGTATGCTTCTTTTATTGTTTCTGGCATTTTATTTTTACCAAGTGCTATATCTATATACTTGCCAGATATTCCTTCTTGCTTTGCTAATCTTAATAATTCTAGTACATTTCCTAACATGTCGCTTCTAATACTTGCTTATAATAATAATAATTACAATGGGTTTTTGTTATATTGAGATCTGATGGTGGGCTCTGGTTTTGCCAGTCTGATTTTCTAAAAAATCCTTTATGCTTATCTAAAACACCTGCATTATGTAAAATTTTTTTATTTTGTAACCTTTCTATTTTATCAGTAGACCATGCAAAGTCTAATCGCTTTGTTATTTCTGTTTTATATCCCTTTTTCCAGAACATCCACAAAGTAGCCCACATTTCAGCTGTCCATGCTTGTATAGGGTATGACTCTTTGTACTTTTCTTTGTGTGTTTGATTGTATTGTCTCATAGCACGATAAAGTGCATTAGAAGTAACGTAAACGTTTTTCCAAAAATTACTATCTGTTCCTGTAAATATGTATTGAGCTCCTCCTGATGATTCTTTTTTATTTTCTACAATTCTTTTATCTATTTTTCCTGCTTCACACATAATATCTAAAATTCCCTCTCCTTTAGATGCTATGTAATCATAACCTATATAACTTTTAGTGTCTGATAACCACACTTTGTCTTTAGAGAATTCCCCTAACGGTTCAATAAGAACAGTATCAGCATCCGCATAATAATATTGATGACCTACAGTACACCCACAACTTCCAAAATACTTACTCATTAAGTAAGGTTTTATAGCTGGTGCATAAACTTCTTGTTTATATGGATAACTAATAAAGTTTACGTGATTGTATTTTGTTCTTAATTTATTAAATTTATATTCCCCAGTATCACCTAAAAGAATTATAATATCAAAAGGACTAACTCCGTTTTTTAAATATGAATGTATCATAGTGTCTACTTGCCACTCATAATATTTAATCTCTGGTTGTGCTGATATATATTTCATATTATGGACATGCTGGACAACTTGTCGGTCCTGTTAAAGTAT